TTCACCTCACCACTAAAACAGGTCCGAATGGACAAGCCATGTGGTCGGCTTTGGCCGATCTGTATGCGCTTCCACACGACCTCGTGGCCTGTATTGGCCGCATAGGTGGGAAGAAGTTAGCCTCTAGAATGGAACTCTTGAGAGACCTCGGAGAAAATAACTTCCTTCACCGGTTCTTCACCGGGACTAAGTCTGGCAGTTTTCGAAAGATTTCTGCAATTCCTAGTCAGGAAGGTAAAACTCGCGAGGTCGCTATTCTAGATTACTGGTCACAGACCTGTCTTAAGGGTCTGCACAAGTATCTATTTAGCATCCTCCGCCGGATACCTCAGGACTGTACATTCAACCAGGGGTCTTTCGTTGATAAGCTCTCCTTTGATGAAAGGGGGCAGTCGTTTTGGTCGATAGACCTAACGGCGGCTACGGACCGGTTTCCTATGAAACTGATCCATAAGCTAATCAGCGTCAGATTCGGTGACGGATACGCCAATGACTGGCGTCACGTCATGGTAGGTTACCCCTTTCAGACCCTATCGCACGGCGAAATCAGCTATGCGACTGGAAATCCTATGGGGGCCTACTCATCCTGGAACTCGTTCGCACTTGCACACCACTACGTCGTGTACTTGTGTTGTCGAGAACTAGGCCGAAACTGGAAAGAAGCACAGTATGTAATACTTGGCGACGACGTTGTCATTCACGACGACGACATCGCTAAGAAATACATGGAGACGTTAACTCTATTAGGTGTTGAGTTCTCGAGCTCGAAGACTCACACTTCACCGTATATGTACGAATTTGCGAAACGCGTCGTACACAGCGGAGTAGAGTTAACCCCGTTTCCTATTTCCGCTCTCTGGACCACTCGTAAACAGCACTCGTTGATGCTGAACGTGGTGGACTCAGAGCGTGGGAAGAACTGGAGCTTTCCTGACGGGATCCCGTCGACATTGTCCAAACTCTTTGGGCTTCTCCGTTACCCCCGGCGGATGGTCTGGAGAATAGAGAAGCTGATGTTCGTGACGCACAGAGTTCTGTGCGCCATGAGGGGAAGCGAGTCTGCACGAACGGCGGTAAACGCCATCGTGGAGTCGTACTACCCCACCGTTTCGAAAGCTTGCGACACTAGAGCAGAGCTCGCGTGTCACGCAGCAGTCTTAGCGGTACTTCAGAGTTCCTTCGAATCTATCTATAAGAAAGATGGTCGCGCG